GTGCCGGCTTGCCGGACACTCCCGGCGGGCCGGGGGGCCCTGACACGGTTGATGCAGGCCCCGGCGGTCCCGGGGGCCCGGAGGGGCCGGGCACGGATTCGCCGGGCTCGCCGCGGGACCCGGGAGGGCCGGCCACCGGCTTGCCGCCCAGCTGCTGCACCTGCTGCGCCAGCGCGTCCCGGGCGGCGTTGGACTCACGGAGCTCGTGGGCCAGGTCCTGCACGGTGAACAGCGCGGCCCCAGCAAGGAGCGCACCGAGAACGGCCAGGAGGTCGCCCTGCCAGGACCAGCCACGGAACCGAGCGGAAAGGCGCTTCACGCTGCTGCCCCCTTCACCATCGTCGTCAGGTACGGCAGGAGGACCGCGGCGACGGTGACAAGGGTGCCGATGATCCATCGCCTGGTGGCGGTGATCCGCTCGGTGTCCTTCTCCCGGCCCTGCTCGATTGCGGTGATCCGCTCGGTCATGGCCGTCTTCTCGATGGTGTAGACGTCGAGCGGGACGACCTTGTCCAGGCGGGTGTTGAGCTGCCCGAGGTCCTCGCGGAACTCGGAGCGCAGCGACTGGATGAGCCGCCCGAGCTCACCGTTCGTCGGCTCATCAGTCACAGGGGTGGCTCCGTTCAGACGCGCGGGGTGTGCCGGGCCTTCCAGCCGGCCGCGAACGTGATGGCCGCGGGGACCAGGGCCAGTACGAACGGCTCCGTCGGGTCGGGCAGCGGCTCGACGAGCCCGGCGTTGCCCTGGACGGCGGTCAGGATGGCGAGCAGGCCGGTGCTACCGAGATAGGCACCGACGGTCGACCACGTGACCTTCTTCTCTACGGGTTCAGCCATGACGGGTTTTCCTTCCTGGTCAGTCGGCGAGTCGGGCGGCGAGCTTGTCCGCGACCTTGTCGGCGAGGGTGTCGAGCTGGGTATCGGTGAGGCCGGTGGCTTCGAGGGACTTCACGCGGGTGTCGATGTCCTTGACGACCTGGTGCATGTCGCGGTCGTCGCCGGCGCCCTTGTAGCGCCACGGGTCGACCTGCTGGTCGCGTTCGATCCGCTGCACAGCGGCGGCCGTGTCGGCCAGGAGCTTGGCCTGGGCCTCGGTCATGTCGTCCTCCTCGGACGGAGCGGTAGGTGTGGTGGTGTCGCTGGCGAGGCGGTCTCGGATGAGGCCGCGCATCCAGTCCATGCCGAAGCCGCGCGGGTCGACCTTGCCGGGCTGCCACTCGAGGTGTCCGATGACGGAGCGCTGGGACCAGCCGTGTGCGCGGCAGATCGCGGCGGCGGCCTTCTCGATCGCGGCCAGCTGCACCGCCGGCCAGGGGTCCTTGCCGTCGCCGAGGTTGATGCACTCGAAGCCGTAGAAGTGGCGGTTGCCGTCGGTGTTGGCCTCGTTGTCGGCGGGCAGGTCGCGCTCGTCGATGACGGCGCGGAGCACGTCGTCGTCGCCGTTCCCGGCGTGGTTCGTGCGGCCGTTGCCGACGAGGTAGACGGTGCCGTCCTTGGCGATGACGCCGTGGCACAGCGGGCCCGGCAGTGAGGAGTGCCCGTTGTAGCAGAGCTCCACGCTCTGCTGCGTGCCCTCGGTGACGGTGTGGTGGATCATCACGCCGTGCACCGGCCCCCATGGGCCCTTGTGGTTGCGGTTGTGCGTCCGCCACGAGCGGTGCTCCACCACGCGCAGGCCCTCGTTGCGGAGCGCGGCGACCAGGCGGTCAGCGATCAGGGGTATGGCCATACGGTGCCCTCCTACTGGGGGTTGGTGATGCGGCAGGCGTCCAGCCAGGCGACGCCTGGCGGGGTGCCTTCGGTCGGCAGGGACACCGTGAGGGCGCCGGACGACAGGAAGCCGAGCCGGACGCCGAAGTGATCGGAGTTGGCGGCGTAGACGGTGAAGCCGCGTTCGGTGGTCACCCGGTGGGCCGCGTCGAAGTTGAAGATGGTGGTGGTCGTCGCCACTGGGATGCCGGTGGTGCTGATACGGCCCTCGAACTCCCAGATCACGGTGCCGAGGATCCTGACCTTGTGCATGCGGGGGATCATCGTGCCGTTGCTGCCGTTGGCGGTGAAGGTGCCGAGCTGGTCCAGAGGGGTCCAGGGCATCAGCTCCTCGGCGATACGGGAGTTGAGCAGGAGGGCCGTGGCCTTCTGCCCGGCGAGGAACGGGGTCCACACCATCGGGTCTCCTCACAGAGGGATGAAGTTCGGGCGGGCGAGCTCCACGGCGGCACCTGCCGTGTGGGCCTTGACGACGCCGTTGACGGACCGGGCGACGGTGAAGACCTGTGGGTTGTCCCAGAGCAGGTTGTCGACCTGGAACGTCACCGGCAGCGGGTTGGTGATCCCGGAATCCAGCAGCGTGCGGACGCCGATGGAGCCCGCTGCCGCCAGGGCGCTGTCCGTGGCGGTCACCTGCCAGTTCGGCGGTTCGTCGCGGGTACGCAGCCACACCTTCGCGGCGAGGCTGTTGCCCTGCACCGAGAGCCGCACGGTGTACCAGGCGCCGGCGGTGTACGTCAGGCCCGTCGCGAACGTGGCCAGCTGGGTTTCCGCCCCGTCGCGTTTGCGGAGGGACAGTGTCATCGCTCCGCCCGCGGCGATGTGCAGCCGGGCCAGGTAGGCGTGCGTACTGTCGGTGTACCGGGCCATGAGGAACGCGTAGGCGGCGGCGCCGGTGGGGACGACGCCGAGGGACACGTCTGCCCGCAGGTCCACGTTGGCGGCGGGCGCCGCGGCGAGCGCGGTACGGAACAGCCCGCTGGTGCTGTGAATCTGGCGGCCGGTGCCGCCGGTCACCGCGAAGTCGGACGAGGCCGCCCCGGACACGGCCCATGCCTGCCCGCTGTCGGCGGAGCCCCAGCCGTTGGCGACGGTCCGGCCGAACGCATCGACTGCCGCCTGCGCGACGGCGGAGACGGTCATCACCTCCCCACCTACCCTGATGTCGAACGGCATGTCACCCGGGTAGGTCGCCGAGTCGATCCAGACCGGGCCCTGCGTGGTGGCCACGGTGAGCGTCGTGTCGTCGGTGTCGATCGCGGCCACCAGCTCTGAGCCCGCGGTGTCGAGCCGGGAGGCTTCGCCGGCATCGAGCTGCAACACGTCATACGGATCGGCGGGGGTGCAGTTGAAGGTGATACTCCAGTCCTCGCCGATCGTCTCGCTGTAGCCGCGGACGAGGAGGTCGACGTCGTCCGGCCCGTACTGGGCGGCCGGAAGATTCGTCAACCGGATCTTGTCGCCGACGTCCAGGCGCAGGATGCGGTCGGCCATGGCGTACACGCGCGCGTTGCCGAACTTGAGCGTGATCGATGTGACCCGCAGCCCGTCGTAGGTGCCGGTGTGCATGATCCAGGAGGCGAGCTGGTCGGCCTGGGCGTCCTCGGCGAGCGACAGGGTGTGTTCCCGGTCGTAGCGGCCGACACCGTCCGGCGGGTCGAGGACGGACATGCGGCCCTCCTCGAGGACCGCGTACCCGCGGGATCCGCCCTGGCGTTGGACGGTGACGTCGTTCTGGGTGTCCTTGTCGTCGTCCGTCGGGCGGAACGGTGCGCCGATCACGCCGTCCGTCCAGTCGAGGGTCAGGATCGGGGACTGGTTGTAGAGGGTCGATCGGGCGCGGTAGACCAGGGCCCGGTCGTCGCGCTGCTCGAGGACATAGCCGCGGTCGGAGAGGGCGGCGCTCTGCAGCGCGTCGAGGAACCGCTCCTGCCGCTGCGTGCCGAGGGCCACCTGGTCGCCCAGGGCCCCGGACACCGACAACGGCACACTCTGCTCGGCGGCCACGCGCAGCATCCGCTCCCCGGCGGTCTCACCCGGGAAGCCGAGCAGCGCGTCGTACACCTCGGAGGCGGAGGGCGCCGTCGTCGGCGGGTTCCAGCAGGTGAAGTACCCGAGGGCCAGCTCCTGGTCGCCGACACCCCAGTCGTACTGCACTGTGCGCAGGGCCCGGGTGGTCAGTGCCACACTGCCGGTGGCCCGCTCCACGCCGTCGAGGTAGATAGCCCAGTTGGTGGTGCCGCCGGACACGTGGACGCTGAAACGGACGTGGTGCGGGCGGCCATCGAAGATGCCGGCGGCCTCGATGCTGCCGAGACTGGCACCCGAGGACGACTCCGTGCCCACCGACTCCCGCAGGATCAGGATCTTGTCGAGGGGTGCCTGGAACAGCAACTGGTAGATGTGGCGGTTCTGGGCGTCGGTTCCCGCACCCCAGTCGTACATGAACAGGCTGTCGACCTCGCCGGGCCCGGAGCGGACATGGTCGACGCACCAGCCGCCGGCCATAGCCGCCAGCTGGGTGGTGAGACTGCCGGTCAACCTGCCGGTCGAATTGTCGGCGCTGAGACTGACGACCGGTTCGATCCAGTCGGCGACCGTGCCGTCGCCCCACACGGGCGGGTCCTGGTCGTACTGGGTGCCGTAGACCATGGGGGTGCCACCCAGCAGGGCCGCGCCGCTGGTCGAATCGGGCCCGTCGGTCAGCGGCCAGCACTCCACCGCCTGCGCGTTGCCCGCGATGTAGCGCCTGAGCGCCGAATCCAAGGGCTTGTTACCGATGCCGAGACGGCGGGTGATCCCGGTCGGCTCGATGGGGACCGTGCGGTCGGCGCCGGACAGGTTCCGCTCCGGCGGCCACGCCGGCACCTCGCCGACGAGCCGGGTATGCCGGTTGGACAGGGACGCGGTCCCGGTCACCGACCACACCCGTCCGGTGGCGTCGGTGAAGCCTGTGCCTGCGACATCGGCGTCGCGGGCGGTGTCGACGTCGACCTTCAGGGTGCCGTCGATGCCGTCGTACACGCGCAGCCCGTGCGCCTTGCCCCTCAGGCGGTCGATGCCCGAGGTGCCGTCCGGCGTGAGGGACAGCTGGTTGTCCCCGAGGTACAGCGCCCCCGTCGCGTTGAACAGGCTGGTGGTGCCGGACCCGGTCGGGGTGACCGGATCACCGATCAGGGTCCAGGCCTCGGTCTCGAGGGTCTTCGCGTAGGAGAAGGTGGCGGTGCACCCGCCGCTGCCGTTGTCGACGTCCAGCGTCACCCGGACCGCCAGGCGCTCGCCCGTGTGGGCGGGGACAGCCGCGCTCGAGATGGCCCACCGCTTGTTGGCGTCCAGTCCGGTCGGCGACCACCAGAAGACCAGCTGGCCGTCCTGGTGCAGGGCGAGCGCCCAGTGGAAGTGTCCGCCGGCGCCCCAGCGCAGGGCCAGCATCTGCGGGCTGTCCCAGGAGTTGGGGGCCACGTCGACCCGGATGTCGATGTCGCCGAGGACGTCCAGGGCGGCGGCGTCCGGTGTCGACACCGAGTAGACGCCCGCCGGCAGGTCGAGGTACGGGCCGCCCGCGTCGACCGAGAAACGCAGCGGGGTGTTGCGGCCGATCGCCCCGTACAGCGGGCTGTTCGGGTTCCGCGGACTGTAGTCGCCGGACCGGTTGTCCAGGAGCATGCTGCCCGCGGTCGGCTCCGCGCGGGAGCCTTCCGCGGACACGCCTCGGCTGATGGTGACCGCGGACCGCTCCAGTACCGGAGCGGTGTTCCACTGCCCGTCGTAGTACAGCTCGGTGGTGCGGGGCGGTGGCAGACGCACCATGGGTCACTCCTCCTCGATGAGTTGCACGACGGAGCCCCCGGCGCGCTGGCGGGTGGCGACGCGCAGCTGCTCGACGATGAAGTCGCCGGCCGCGCTGCCGTCGGAGCGGATGACGAGCGTGGCGGGCTCGCGGCCGACCTGGCCGACGTTCCCGGCGACGGATCGGAGCATCCCGTCGAGCTTGGACAGGGGCAGGACGGCCTCTTGCTCGGCCCCTTCGCCGATCATTGCCAGCGTTGGGCCGGTGGTGACGCCGCCCTCGGCGAGGTACGGGATGTCGGGGGTGTGGAGGGTCAGCTCGGGGATGTCCATGCCCATGAACGACCCGCCGCCGATGGTGAACGACAGGTTGTTCCAGAGCCAGATCAGGCTGTTGATGGTGTCCTTGAACGAGTTTTTGATGCCGTCCCACATGCCCGATGCGGCGCGGCTGATCCGGCCTGGCAGTCCGGCCACCCAGTCGACGACGTCGCCGAACCACGACGCGACTCGGCCCGGCAGTTCGGACAGCCAGTCGAAGGTGTCGGTGACCCGGTCGATCCCTGCTGTGACCTTGTCGGCGATCCAGGTCATGGCGTCCGTGACGATCTTTGAAATCCAGTCCCAGACCGCGACGACGCCGAGCATGATCAGGTCCCAGGCGGCGGACAGCTTGGCCGTGATCCAGTCCCACACCTCGCCCGTAGCGGCGGCGATCTCGTCCCAGTACACGATGATCAGCACGATCACGGCGATCAGGGCGATGATGCCCGCGATGATCCATGTGCCTGGCCAGGCCCACAGGGCGGCGTTCCACAGCCATTGGGCAACGGTGATGATGCCGATCACCACGGCGAGCGAGAGGACCGCGGGCACGAGGACCTTGATCAGTCCTGGGTTCTCCGAGATGAACTCCGACAGCTTGGTCAGCGCGGGAAGGAACAGCTCGCCCAGGGTGGTGCTGATGTTCCGCCACACCGAGTCGAGGGACTTGGAGCCCTCTACCGACTCGGACAGTTTCGTGGAGGCGCCTGCCGCGTCGTTGAGGCCGGCGGCCGCGTCGGCGCCGGTGGCCTTGATGTTCAGCAGGCTGTTGCCCATGTCCTCACCGGGGCCGCCGAAGAGGGCGGCCTGCAGCTTGGTGCGCTTGGTCTGGTCCTCCACGCCGCGCAGGGCCTTGGTCACCTCGTCGAAGGCTTCGGTGCCCTGGCCGGTGTTCATCAGGCGCTGGATTTCCTGGACGTCGAGGCCCAGCTCCTCCAGCGGCTCGGACACTGCCTCGGTGTCGGCCATCAGGAGGGTGAACTCCTTAAGGGCGTCGCCCATCTTGTCGAGCTCGAAGGTGGGGTTCTTCGCGGCCTCGGTCAGCAGGCCCATCATCTCCGGGCCGGTGAAGCCGAGCTGGTCGAAGAACTCGCCGTACTCCCGGGTGAGGGTCGGCAGTTCCTCCTGCATCGCGGGCGGCAGCTTCCGTGCGGTGGCGGTGAGCAGGTCCAGGGCCTCGGTGCCGTCCTTCGCCAGGCCGGTCTTCATCAGGGTTCCCATGGCCTGCGTGGCCTCGTTGACGTCGAAGTTGAACGTCTCCGCGAGCGCCAGCGCGGACTTGGTCATCTGCGCCAGCTCCTTGTCGCTGGCCTTGCCCATGCCGCCGATGTTCGCGGTGACCGCGCCGAGAGCTTCGTTCACGCCGCCGATCGAGTCGGAGAACCCGGCGGAGAACACCTCGCCCGCGATGTCGCCGGCGCGGGCGGACTCCTCGGCCGTGAGCCCGAGTTGGTTCGTCAGCTTCGTGTTCGCCGCCGAGGCGTCCATGGCGCTGGTGAGACCGGAGATGAACAGGGCACCGACCGCGGCACCGGCGGCGGCGGCCGCGATGCCGCGGAAGGATCCCTCCACCTCCGCGGCCGCCTGCTCCGCTCCCTGCGCTGCCTCGTCCGCCGAGGTGCCGACCCCGTCCAGGGCGGTGGACGCCTCGGCGGCGGCGTCGGAGATGTCTTGCGCGGCACGGTCGGCGGCGTCCCCGATCCCCAGCAGGGACCGCTCGACGTCGTCGGCTGCACCGGCGGCGCCGTCGGTGAGGTCGTCGGTGCCGATGCCGATTTCGACGAGCAGTTCATCCAGCGTCGACATCGTCCTCATCTCCTCCCAGCGTCAGGTCCTGGCCGCCGAAGCGGCTGTTCATGACCCGGACGGTCGCGAGCATCTGCTCCCAGTCCGGTTCCTTGTTCTGGTCCCAGTCGGGGATGAAGTCCTGCGGCTTTGTCTTACGGCCCTTGGAGGCCACGGTGTTGGCGATGACCGACGCCCGGACCCCGTGCAGCAGGTCGCCGCGCTCCGGTCCGAACGGGCCGGTGACCTGCTCGTAGGCCATCCAGTCGGTGATCTCATCCGAATCCATGTCGGCGAGCATGTGCCGAATGGACCGGGCCCCGAGATGCGCAGCTAGCCGGTGGTAGAAGGCTCGCTCGGGGTCGGCTCGGATTTTCCCGCCGCGTCCTCCACCGCGCTCTCCCCGAGCTTGGACAGCCGCTTGGCGATGCCGGCCAGCCGCTCGAGGACCGCGCCGTCCTTCGCGCCGAGGGCCTTCACCTGCTTGTCGGTGACGTACATGCGCTGGAACTTCTCGTCCACCAGGCACTTGGACAGGAGCCGCGCGTACTGGTCGGTGAGGTCGACCTCCTTCGGCCGGCCGTTCGACCCGAGGATCAACATCTGCTTCTGGTGCGCGTTGCGGTCGGTGCCGGACATGCTCATCAGCCGCACGGTGCCGCCCCACTCGGGCACCTCCACGTCCTCCCACCGGCGGTCGTCCGCTGCGGCGATGTCGTCTGGGTTCAGGAGCGCCATGTCGAGTAGTCCTTCAGGAGATGGTGGGCTTGCCGGAGACCTTGAACGCCGCGGTCGCGGCGAGCTTGTCGTCGATGGGGGCGCCCGGCTCGAAGCCGGTCATGATGGCCTTGATGGCCCACGTCGCGCCGTTGGGGAAGACCACCTGGTAGTTGCGGGGGTCCTCGTCCTCCAGGTCCGCGACGAGCGTGTCGTGGACGGCGGGGTCATAGTTGATGTCGAGGGACACCTCGCCCGGGTCGATCAGGCCGCCGATGAACTCCATGTGGTTGTCCGGCGAGTCGTGGGCGGTGACGTCGATCGTGTTCCGGGACAGGCCCGGGCCCTGGATGTTGGTGACGCTGGCGATGGCGGTGAAGGTCTCCACGGCCTCGCCGTCGCCGCGCTTGAACTGCGTGCCCTTGGCGTTCTTGCCCGCCATGGCAGCCTCCTTGGAATGAGAGACGCCCCGGCCGGTCGGCTCGGGGCGAGAGGATGTCCGGCGGTCAGGCCGGCGGCTGTTCGGTGATGACCCGGTAGCGGAGCACCAGGTGCCTGATGTTCCCGGGCGGTTCCGGGTCGGTCAGCGTCTGGGAGAACTCGCACCGCGTCACGACGTGGTCGTATCCGGGGATCGTGAGCGGCTGGTGGTCCAGGAGAGCCGTGATGCGCCGACCGATCGTGAGCCCCTGCTTGTGGCCTTCGGCCTGGGTCCACACGTGCAGGGTGGCCACCGTCTGCCAGCCGTACCGGTCGTGGCTGTTGTCCGGGATCTCGGTGGCGTCCCCGATGACGATGTAGGGGTAGGCGGCGTCCTCGGGCACGTAGTCGAACACGCCGGTGATGAGCGTCGTGAGGGTGAGATCGGCGACCAGGACGGCGCGCAGTGCCTGCTGTACCGGCCACATCGGAGACTCGGGGACAGGGACGGTCACGGGAGCCTCCGTCTGATCTCGATCCGCAGCCTGGCGTCGAACTTGGCGCGCTCGGCCTCGAGCGCGGGGCCGAGCGCGGGGTGCGCGGTGATCCGCTTGGTGCCGAGCTCGTGCAGGGCGGCGTACCACTCGCTGCGGTTCTTCCATCCCACCTTCGCCGTGAGGCCGGCGTTGGCGTAGTGGATGTCGACCTTGTCGCGCAGGTTCCCGCTGCGGACACGGACGTTGGCCTTGGTGTCGTCGCGCACCGATTCGGCGGACGCCTTCACCGCGGCCTTGCTCGCTTCCACCAGGAGCGGCGTCAGCTCCTCCAGGCGCCGCCGCAGGTGCTCGATGCCCTCGATACGGACGCTCGCGCCGCGACGCCGAGGTCCTCGGCGGCGTGCCATCGGCTCACCTCCTGCGGAGGAGCTCGCGCCGAATCGTCGCCAGCTCACCGGCGACGGCCAGCAGCGCCCAGGCGACGGCCGTGCGCTGTGCACCTGTCGTGTCGCTGGGCGTTCCCTGGCCCAGGAGACGTTCCGCCTCCTGGCGGCACTCGAGCGGGTCCTGCGGGAGCGGTGTCTCGGGCTCCTCCGGCGTGCTCATCCGCGCTCCAGCTCGAACACCGCGACCGTCACCGAGGTGACCGCGTCGTAGGTGATCGACGCGCGGCCGTTCGCGCCGCGGAACACGGACGCCAGCGGGACCACGGCGGATTCCCCGGCCGCGACGACGACCGCCACCTCCGGCAGCGCCAGGCCGGCCACCGTGCTGGGCGTGGCGATGGTGGCCGTGTGCGGGCTCGCGTCCCCGTTCGCGATGTACAGGAACCGCCCGGGCCCGACCGGCGCCGTGTCGCCGAGCGCGCTGGCCGCGACGTCGTTGTTCTCCAGTGTCAGGCCGCCGTTGACCGGCACCGTGACTACCTCCAGAGCGGCCATCAGGCGCCCTCCCTTTCGATCAGTTGGCACTCGGCCTTGCGGTACACGGGCGCGGACGGCTGGACGACGGACAGCACCCGGAAGGTCTGGCCGTCGCCGCGCAGCTGGTCGCCGCGCATCACGTCGGCGGTCGGCTGCAGGTACACGTTGTGGGTGTGCTCGGTTCCGGCCTGCATCGCGAGCAGCTGCTCGGAAGCGGACGGCTGGTCGACCTTCGCGGCCACGTCCGCCTGGCGCGCGGGGATGGTCTCCCAGCCTCCGCCCCCGTCCGGGGTGCGGCTGATACGCCAGACCTCGAGCGTGCGGTTCAACAGGTGCGTGACGTCCACCGCGTCACCTGCTCTCGTTGCCGCGCGCGTAGCGGGCGAGGAGCCGCGTCTCGTAGTCGGTCAGGGCCTGGCCGCTGCGGTCCTTGTCGTAGGTGACCGACCGGTCCCCGAGCGACTCGGCGGTGACTGCGGTCGTCGGCTTCACCCAGGCCCGGCCGGCGACCTGCAGACAGACCTGCTTCACGATGGCCGGGATCGTGGCGCGGCCGTGGTCGTAGACGACGTCCACGTCTACGTCGATCGGCCAGCAGCCGCCCAACCGGGTCAGGATCCCGTAGGAGTTGAACCGGTAGTCGGTGCCCTTCACCAGCAGGGTGCCGTCCTCGGTTACGGACGTGATCGCGGTGACGGGCAGCTCGGGCAGGTTGATGACCGTGCGGCCGTTGCCGACGAGCGTCAACTCGTCGGCGGCGACCGCGTCGATGGTCTGTTCCAGCTCGCCGCGGATGACGTTCTCCGCTTCGGCGATCTTCACGGCGGCCTGCGCCTCGTCGATTGTGGCGAGCCGGAGGTGGAGCCGCAGCTCCTCCGGTGTGGCCCAGGGTGATGCCACGGTCCCACCTCCCGGTCAGTCGCTCGAGGCGTCGTCGTCGCCGGTGTCGGACGCAGACGTGTCGTCGTCGTTGCCGTCGTCGGCGTCGGCGTCGGCGTCGGCGTTCTTCCCGGCCTCCGCCGAGGTGGCGCGGGCCGCCTTCGTGGCGGTGTTCCGCGGCGGGGTGTTGGTGGCCTGCCGCCGACCCGCGGGCTTGCCCTTGCCGGTCTCCCGCTTCGTGGCGGTGTACGGCTCGGCGTGCCCGGCGGCGATCCACGCGGTGGCCAGGGTCTCGTCGACCTCGGCCACCTGGCCGTCGTTGTAGCGGTGGCCGGCGCCGTCGGCGACCGATGTCACTGAGGTGATCCTGATCTTCTTCATCACGCGGCCGCCATGGTGAGGATGCGCAGGGCCTCCGGACGGATCACGTCGCCGCCGACCCGCTTGCGGATCTTCCAGCCGATCAGGCCGTCCTCGGCGTACAGCTGGTCGAGGACCTTCACGGTCATGCCCGCGCGGTCGTAGATGCGGTAACCGGCGTTGAAGTCGCCGAATGCCGCCACCCGGGCGGATGCCGCGATGACCGCGATGTCCTCCTGGTTCTCGACCGGGAACCCCAGCAGGCTGGACGGGCGGCCGGCCTGGACGCTCTGCTGCCAGATGTACTGGCCGTTGCCGTCCTTGAGCACGGAGAGCGCGAGCTCCGTGCCGGACGGGATGGTGAAGCGCCCGTTCCTGCGGTACTGCGCAGGCGTGGCGTAGATCAGCTTCTTCAGGTCGTCCACGCTGATCGCGGCGGCGGCCGCCGCAGCGACGGTGGGCACGCCTCCGCCGGGAGTCATGTAGCCGACCGGCTGGTGGGCGGCGTGGCCGGTGCCGACGGTGAAGGCGGTGTCCTCCGCCTCGGCGCACGCGCGGGCGAAGGAGTCGCGGACGAAACTTTCCAGGTTCACGTCGCTGTCGTCGAGCTCGTCCTCGCCGATCTTGGCCAGGCCGTAGAGGTCCTCGATGTACGTGAACTCCTCGGTGGGAGTGTCGGGCATCGAGTCGGTGAGCGCCTGCTCGTTGGTCTCGAGCTTGCCCCAGCCCACGGACACCTCGGCCAGGCTGCGCCGGCGCACCCGGTTGGAGGTGATGGACCGCTGCGACGCGATGCCGCGCATGATCGTCAGCTCCGGCAGGGCGCGGGCGATCTCGACCTCGAGGTCCTCGGGCACCAGGATCTCACCGGCGGTGTTCTCCACCAGGGCGCGCTGCTCCGGGGCCAGGCGCGGCAGGCCACGGCGCAGGGCCTGGAAGAACGCCGAGCGGCGCTCCTGGGCCCGCTGCTCGTTGCCGCCCGTGCCGGGGCCGTCGTCGGGCCGGTTGGCGCCGCGGCGGATCGGCTCGGCCATCTGCGCCGCGCGCTGCTCCTCGGCCTCCCGGCGCTCGATGCGCTCGGTGAGGCCGGTGAAGTCGGCCTCGTGCTGGTCGTAGGCGGTGCGCTCCTCGACGGACAGGCCGCGGTTCTCGCCCTCGGCCCGCTCGGTGATGGCCCGCATCGACTCGACGACGCCGGCCCGCTGCTGACGCAGCTCCACGCTCGTAGGCATGGGTGTCTCCTTCACTGCTGAAAGGGGTGGTGTGGTGCGTCCCGGGCCGGTCGGCCGGGAGGTCTGGTTACAGCTGGGCGAGCAGCTCGTACTCGCGCAGCCGGTGCTTGGCCCGCTCGAGCGGGTACGCCTCCGGCGTCGGGCCGGAGCGGTCGGCCGCATCGAGCAGCGCGTCCAGCGCGTCGCGCGCGTCCTGGACCAGCTGGCGGTTCGAGGCGGAAAGGACCTTGCCCGCGCGCATCTCGGCGAGAGCCCGGGTCACCTGCTCCGGGTCCGGCTGCGTGGGGGTCTGCCCGGTGTGGCGTGCGGCTGCGGACCGCAGCTCGGCGGACGTCGCCGCGAACGCCGGGTAGGTGACCACGGAGACGTCGCCGCCGTCCAGGTCGATGCCGAAAACTTCGTGCACGTTGCCGGCCCAGCCGTCGGCGGTGACCCAGAACCCGAAGGACATCTGGTTGATGTCGCCCCGTTCGAGGGACACGGCCAGATCGCGGGCATAGGACACATCCGCCATCCGGGCGTCGACGTCCACCCCTTCTTCGGGGTCCTCGGACAGATCGGCGGTGCCGGAGGCTGTTCGGCCGAGCAGGAGGTTGGGGTCGTGGTTGATCAGGAACCGCACGTCCGGAGCCATGCCGAGCGTTCGCGTCGCGGCGCCCGGCATGATGCGCTCACGCCAGCCGCCCATGTCCTCGGACAGTGAGTTGTAGACGATGCTCCGGCCGTGGAACTCCAGGCGGCCCAGCTTCTCGTCAGCCCGGGTGATCCTCAGGTTCTGCAGCGGGAAGGCCCGCACCTCACGCGTGCGCATCAGCGCCTCCTCGTCACAGGTTGAATTGCAGTCGGCAGGTGCACCCGGCGATCTCATCCACGCCGAGCCGGTGATCGTGCGGCCAGCGGCCCTCACGCTTGCCGATCTTGAAGGTGTCGCGGATGTCGACGGTCTGCCCGTCCGCCCGCTGATGGGTCTTACGCGGGTTGGCGTCCCACACGCGCCATGTCTTCGTCCGGGCCCCGGCCTGCTTCGCGCCTTCATGTGAAGCGAAGCTGCTGGTCTGTGACACGCGGGCCTGCGCCAACACCCTGGCGCGGGACTCGGTCATCTTGTCGAACATGTCCCGAACCGAGGACTGCACCTCGACGGGCGCCTGCGCCAAGTTGATGGTGCTGCGCAGCTTCTCGAGCGTCGTGCCGTTGATGTTCGTCGCTGTCGCGGCGGCGCCGGCGGCGAGCACAGCCGTGGTCTCCTCGACGAGGAACGCCCCACCGAGTGCGGCCGCTGTCGCGCCCCCGACCTCGGCCACCAGGCCGCTCGCCAGCTGCAGCAGGATCTCGGTCAACGCCTCGTTGTCAGCGGCCAGGTCGATAACGTCCTCGGCCGTCGCGCCCGGGGCGATATTCAGCGCGGCCAGGACCCGTTCGCCCTGCTCCTCGAAGAACGCGCTGATCGCCTCGAAGTGCCGGGTGATCCACGACGGGAGCTCCTCGAGGGACGGGGTCTCCGCACTGTCGTCGGCCCTGCGATGAGGTGCCCGCGGCCCCGACCGAGTCCCGCTCATTGCGAACTCTGCGCGGTCTGAGCCGACGGCCAGGGCCAGTTCGCCGAACCCCACCGCGAGCGGCTCCACCGGGGCGGGCGGCTCGTCCCCCTCATCGAGGTAGGTGAGCGTCATGTGCGGGGTGAAGCCGTGCCCGGCGTCGACCGGGACACCGGCGCCCTCGAGTCCTTCCACCAGGCGGTGACGCAGCTCGGCCAGCCCGGGCACGTCCACGGTGGCGAAGTACGGAGCCACCGTGCCGTCGCCGGGGAAACGGCCCAGGCCGCCCACGGTCCCGGCGAGCGCCTGGTGCTGCGCGGCGATACCAGCCACCACGGTCATGGCGTCGCTGCGCTGCTGCTCGGTCAGGTCCTCGCCGAGGTAGGCGAGAGTGACGTGCAGCTCCTCGGCAGGCAGGCCGCCGTCGACGGCGAGCTGCTCGGCAACGTCGGCCGGCGGGTACAGCGCGACCATGGCTGCGCCCTCGGGAACGTCGCCCGCTGCGCGCAGCTGCTTCGGAGGCAGCGCCCGCTGCTCGGGCGGGGCGGCCTGCCCGGCCGGGGACATGTTGAGCGGGACGATGTAGTCGTCGCCGCCCTCGATCGGGGGCTCGTCCTCCTTCGCGCGAATGTCGTTGACGGACATCCACCCCCACTGGCGGGCCTGCGCGTACCCGGCGAACCGCTGTTGTGTGTCACCCCGCAGCAGAGCGTCCGGGTTGAACTTCAGGTACAGCGACGGGCCGCCGAAGAGTCGGTTCGTGGTGCGCTCGAGGCGGGTCAGCCACGGCATCAGCGAGTAGATGACGTAGCCGAGGGACTGCTGTTCGATGCCGGAGCCCCAGGACGTGGACCGCTCGACGTCGCCGATCATGTGCGGCGGTACGCCGAAGATCCCGGCGATCTCGGCGCGGGTGAGTTTGTAGACCTCGAGGAACTGCGCGTCGGCCGGGGACAGGGTGGTCTTCTCCCACTTGGCGCCGGCCTCCATGAGGGCCAGGCGGTGGGCGTTGTCGAACCCCTCGTGGAGGTCGTGCCATTGACGGGTCAGCCGCTCGTACTGCGTGTCATCGAGCTTCCCCGGCACGGACACGACGCCGCCGGGGGACGCGTCGCGCTGGAAGAAGCTGCCGATGTACGAGGTGGCGGCCCACCCGGTGCCGACCGACTGGCGGGCCATGCCGATCGGGGACAGGCCCTCCGGCCCGCCGACGCCGAAGGACCGGAAGTGCAGGAAGTTCTCGGAGCGGACCAGGCCGTCGGGCTCGCGGATCGGCGCCCATTCGTCGTCGTCCAGCGTGATCTTCCAGACCGGTTCGCCGGTGTCCTTGATGCGGCGCTGTTCCACGCTGGTCCACGAAACGGGCCACAGGCCCACCTCCCGGCCGGCGTTGTTGCGCTCGATGTAGACGCCGCCGTTGCCGCGGACCAGCATCCATCCCAGGACCTGCGCCCAGAACTCGCCTGCGGCCAGATGAGGGTTGGCCTGGTAGGTGAGCAGCGGCGCAAGCGGGTGCTCCATCGCGGACACGCGCGTGTTCCCCGACTTCTGGAAGACGCCGGTCGGCAGCATGCTGCCGGTCTCGGCGAGCAGCCGCACCGAGGAGAACACGGCGGCCACCTGCAGCGCACGCTCCGGGGTGACGGACACTCCCGCCGCCGTCGACCGGCCATCGAGACGGGGCAGGCTCTTGCGGCTGCGCTGCTGGGTGCCTCCGAGGAGGCGTCGGATCAGCGGCATCAGTCGCCTCCTCCCTTGGGCCGGATGTTCCCGGCGATGATCAGCGGTACAGACAGGGCAAGCAGCGCGAGGCCGGCGCCGAGCACGCCCCCGAGCGCGACGCCGACCACCACCGCCCCCGCCCCTCCGGCCGCCAACCCGGCCAGTTCACACAGCCACTGGGCACGCTCGTGCACAACGCACCCCCTCGGGTCAGCTGATGATGCGGATGTCCGGCGTGGCCTCTTCTTCGGGCTCGGCGCGCAGCAGGTGCAGAGCCAAGGCGTTCAGCCCGCTGGCCACACCGTCGATCCGCTTCGTGGACACCTGCCGGTCCGGCTTGACCGGCTTGCGGTAGCCGTCGGTGTTGGTCTTGATGCCGACACAGTCGACGTGCCAGGACAGGATCGGGTGCCCGCCGTGCGACACCCGGTGCGAGAGCACCAGGCGCTCGAGCTCCTTGCACGGCTCGTTCAACCCTGCATAGCCCTGCGAGACCTGCTCCATCTCGACCCCTGCGTCCATCAGTTCGGACACGGTCTCAGTCGCGTTCCACCGGTCGTAGCCGATGGACTTGATGGTGAACCGCTCGCCCAGGTCGTCGGTGATGAGCGACCTGATCGCCCGGTAGTCGACGACGTTCCCTTCGGTCAGCCGAAGTGCCGGCCCGGCGTGGGCCGCTGTCTTGGACCAGCGCTCCAGCGGAACCTTCATGCGCCGCTCGAGGTCGCGCAGGTTGTCCTCCGGGAGCCAGAAGAACGGGACCCAGATGTGTGGCTCGGCTGGGTCGTCCGTCTCGGGCGGGAACCAGAGGGACAGCGCGGTCATGTCGGTGGTGGCCGACAGGTCCAGGCCGCCGTAGCAGTCGCGGCCCTCGAGCTCGTCGAGCTCCACGGGCACCGGCATCCCGGTGGCGGTACGTGCCGACCGGTGCCAGTCGTCCATGGACAGCCACCGGGTGGTCTGCTTGGTCCTCACGTTGAGGTGCAGCCGAAGGTAGCGGTTCAGCTGCGCGGGGGACCGCTCGGCCTGGCGGGCCTTGCCCTCGAGGTAGTCGGCCAGCACCGTGATCCCGTAGCCCGGGTTCGCGGTGCGCAGCGTCTCCTCGGCGAACGGGTCGAAGTCCTCGGCCTCATGGTCGGCGCCGAACACCACGCCGAACACCGTTGGGTCCTCGGCATGCCCGCCCGCCAGGGCCTCGATCTCCTCGCGCTTCGTGGCGTAGATGGATCCGGTCTCGGCCCCGTCGTCCGCCGTGGTGATGAAGATGATGAGCGGCTGCGCGCGGGAGCCAACGCCCGTCTCCAAGGCGTCGACAACGTCGGGATTCCGGTGGACGTGGACCTCATCGATCACGCCGCCGTGGACATTCAGGCCGTGTGCGCGCAGGCCCTCCGAGGACAGGGCCCGGAAGATGCTGTGCGTGACCGGATGCTCGAGCAGCTTCTTCTGGATCCCGCGCCTGCCGAGCTTCTTCTTCAGCGGCGGCGAGCCACTGGCCATGTTGGCCGCAGCACGGAAGACGATGCCCGCCTGGTCCCGGTCGCCGGCCGCCGCGTACACCTCGGCGCCCTGCTCCCGGTCGGCCATGAACAGGTACAGGCCCAGGCCGGAGCAGATCGTGGACTTGCCGTTCTTCCGGGGGATCTCGAACCACACGGTGCGGATCACCCGATAGCCGTCGGGCCGCTTGAGCCCGAAGACGGGGGCGATCAGGTAGCGGACCTGCCAGTCCATCAGCCGGAACTCGCGGCCCGCGTGCCTGCCGATCAACTGCTTCAGCAGCAGGAAGAACTTCAGGACCCGCTCGACGGCGAGCCGATCGAACCACGTCTCCGGCGGCGCGGGGATCGGGGTGACGAGCAGCGGCTGGCGGCCCTGCGTGAGCCACTCGGTCTGCTCGACCAGGCCCTCGTCGACCCAGGCCGCAATGGCCTGGTCGATCTCGGCGGTGAGTTGGGTGCGCAGCTGCTCAGTCGAGGATGTCGTCCTCCGGGCCATCGTCATCCCCCGGCTTCACAGAACGGAGACGGGACGACGGGGTCAGGAACAGCTCCTTCGCCAGCGCCGCCACCGTGGTGGCCGCCTCGCGCCACACCTGCCAAGCCGGGTGCTTCGCCGGTCCGTTGCCCGCGCGTCGCTCGGCCACCAGGTCATCGGCCTGGAGCAGCATCTCGGCCGCCTTCCAACGGGACCACGCGGCGCAGTACGTGGCCAGCGTCGCCCGGTCCACGGCCGAGAGCACGCCGAGCCGGTTGAGCTCGGGGACCACGCGGTCCCACTCGGCGACCGCCTCGGCGTCGAGCCACTCGGGGATGTCCGGGACGCTGGGTGACGCGGTCACGCGCTGCGGCGCTGGCCGGCCGCCGGGGTTGCCGCGCAGTTCACGGACGTTGTCCGGCTGGCCGATCGGCCCACGGGTGCCCATAGCGCACCTCCCTGCTTGTCACACCGGGTGACGGCTGGTTACAGGATCCTCAGAAAGGCGGACGAAACTCGCGGT